ATGCCCGTCGCCGAAAAGCAAAACGGAAAAGTGCTTGTCCTCGTGCCGGGCTGGGATGCCAATATATCATCTATAAAAAGGGCCATTCACAGTGCGGGTTTTCCGGTCACGGAGGCGATCATAATGCTCGCTGGCTCCGAAGAAATCATATGCACCATTAAGTTCGCATGAAGTACGAATCCCTGGCGCACCGCATCGTTGCAAACACGGTGTGGACGGATGGACCCTTGGATACACAGTGCTGGATATGGGCCGGCAAGCGAGCCGCTAGTGGCACGCAGGGCGCGATCAATGTGCGCATAAAGCGGGGGCCGAACAAAGGAAAGGTAAGGACGAAGGCCGCGCATCGTGTTGCATACGAGCAAATAAAAGGCGTACGCCTCAAGAGGCACAGCATTACCCGGCATCTCTGCCACAACACGTTGTGCTGTAACCCTGAACATATGGTGGGTAACTCCACTAGCAGGGCGAACAACCGTGATACCGTCAAGGCTGGCAGGCATCGCAATCAGTACTCTGCAAACTAGGTTTTGCCCTGCAGGGCAAAAGGCGCGTTGACGCAGAGTAAAACTTGTAGTACCGTATCACTTCTTTCCATCACTAAGGAGTACCGCTATGGCTGTAAAAAAACATGTAATGCCAGGGACATTCTCTCCCCGTAATACCTACCGGTTTCACGATATGGCGGTAGGAGAAATCCTGAAGTTTACCAACACCGACCGCGATCCCCGTGCTGGTGCGCGAGCCTTATGTGCCGCATACGCTGTTGCCCGTCGTAGTGGTACCGGTAAAAAAGCCTTGAAGTTCGCCGGTCGGACGGAGAAGGTGCGGGGCAAGAAGGTGATGCACATCTATCGCACGAAGTAAATCCCTACGATCATGAATAACGTGTCTAACACTATCCAACTCGGCGGGCACGTATTCGATCTCGTAAAGAACGAAGTGCGCGTTGCTCCTGATGGCCCTTCGATGTCTTGCCTGGCCGCTGTCGAACAGATGCGAGTGTTTCATGGGCATCACACGGGCATCGAGTGCGTGTTCCGCCGCTTCCAACCGAACGACAAGTGGGCGAAGGTCAGGCTTAACAAAAACGGCGCGGGGCGGTTTGTGTTCGTAGACTTCACAGAGGCGACAGTGCCCACCAAAGCGTTCAATAGTACTACTGAGTTGTTCGACCACCTTACCAGCAGGCTCGCTCAGGCAGCAATTCAATGGACTTGATCACATTGGATTGGGAGACGTTCTATGGTAAGGGGTACTCCCTCTCTTCCATGAATACTGAAGCGTACATACGAGATCCGAGGTTTGAGCCCCTGATCCTCGGTATCAAGGTGAATGACCGGCCTGCGCGGGCATACCCTAGAGACGGAACGGACTGGAAGCTGGTGTTTCAGGCACTGGATATCGAGAATAACGCGGTGCTCTGCCACCACGCACACTTCGACGGGGCCATCCTTAACTGGCTCTATGGCATCAAGCCTAAGATATGGTTTGACACGCTCTCTATGGCACGTGCAGCAATCGGCAGCGTGTCGGCTAACGGCTTGGGGCTCGGTGCCATTTCGGAGCACTTAGGTACGGGCACGAAGGGCAAGGAAGTGCTGACGGCGTTCGATAAGCGCCTCGCCGACTTCACACCAACGGAATTGCGTGCGTACTGCGGATACTGCGCCGAGAATGAGGACTCGGATGTGAACCTGACGTACCGTAATTTTCAGCAGATGATTGGGCAGTTCAGCAAGAGTGAATTACAGCTTATCGACGTAACCGTGCGGTTATTCACCGAGCCCCTGCTGCAGTTTGATCGGAATCTGCTGGAGCAGTACAAGAACAGCGTGGTGGCGAACAAAGCCCGCCTTATCATGCAAGCAGGCGTTACACGCGAAGAGTTGGCATCCAACGATAAGTTTGCAGAAGTACTACGTCGATTGGATGTCGTACCCCCAATGAAGTTGAGCCCGACTCGCAAGGACGAGCAAGGCAGCCCCATCTGGACATATGCCTTCGCCAAGACGGATGACGGGATAAAGATGCTACTGGACCACGAGGACGAGCGCGTGGTCGCCGTAACTGAGGCCCGCGTAGGAGTGAAAACATCTATCGCAGAGACAAGAGCGCAACGCTATATTGATATGGCCGATCGTGGACCAGTGCCGATCTACATAAAGTATTGGGGCGCGGAACAGACTGGCAGGCACTCGGCTGGGGACAAAACAAACTTCCTGAACCTCGGACGCACCCGCCCACTAGACGCGGATGATCTGTATATGGGCTGCCCGGTCGTTACCCCAAAGGGCATGGGGCTGGTAGCGAAGGTATCCAAGGACGGCAAGCGGGTGCTGACTAGCCTCGGGGCGGAGAAGATCAAGGACTGCCACAAGATGGGGCTACGAGACAGCCTGTGGGCTCCACCTGGGCACGTTATCGTGGTGGGGGACTCCTCGAACATTGAAGCCCGCAAGGTGTGCTATCTGGCAGGGCAGGAAGATATTCTAAATGTGTACCGTAGCGGTGGAGATCCTTACATTCTCATGGCTTCGGAGTTATTCCAGAAAGAGATGACCAAGGAAACACATCCTGTGGAGCGCCAGCTAGGCAAAGTGATGGTGTTGTCCCTTGGGTTCGGTGCAGGGGAAGAAAAGTTTCTTGTGATTGTTCGCGGCTGGGACTATGGCCCTGCTCGGGAGCAAGTTCAGAAGTACTTGGATGACGAGCGCCTGCTGCGCGGTGCTGTGCGCGTGTTCCGTAACAAGTATTGGTGTGTAAAAGATCTGTGGGATTACCAACGGGATGTAGTGATCCCGGCTCTGGCGGAGAAGAAACGAGTTTACGCCGACTCCAAAAATTTGACCTACACAACCGACGAAGGTACGATACTACTACCGAATGACCGGTGCTTGCGGTACCCTAACATCAGGCTGACAACGAACAAGACAGCAGTACCTGGCACCCGTGCCTGGGGTAAAGAATGGGTGTTCGATGTCATGCAGGGGCGTCGCCAGATCCCAACCAAGATATACGGCGGGAAGATGGTGGAAAACGAAACGCAGGCGATGGCGCGTGTGATTGTGATGGACCAAGTTGTACAGATATCCCGCAAGTATCGCGTGGTGTTGTCGGTGTACGACGAGGCTGTGTGCTGTGTGCCTGAAGAGCAAGCAGAAGAATGTGAGGCGTATGTCAAGCAGTGCTTGTCTACGCCGCCTAAGTGGGCACCTGATTTTCCGGTCGCTGCGGAAACAGGAGTAGGTAATTTTTACGGTGCATGTAAATAGAGGAGACAGGCATGAGCGCATTGGAAGGCCCGAGTTGCGACAAGTGTATGTACGTAGACAGCATCATTGACAAGGACTCGCTATCGCGGAGTTACAACTGCCGCAGGAATCCACCTACAGCAGTAGTAACCGCGCAGGGGCAAGGAATTTCATTTTTTCCGCCGACACAGCCACAGTTCGCATGCGGGGAGTTCCGCATCTCTATCCATGCGGTGCACTAATGGCGCTCGGCCCGTTACCAGTAAAGCGAGAAGCGGAGCAGTGCCTGCTCGATTATTACAACAAGGCGCACTGTCACTGGTCCCCGCTTAACATGATTCGCTTGATAGCGAAACTTCTTACCTACATAAATCAACAGGAGAGACAGCATGAGTGAACCTCGTAAACCCCCAAGCCGCGAAGCCGCGCAAGAGTTCTATACCAACGTCATCGACTTGGGCAAATTAGCCCGCGAGAATTACATGCGCGAAACGCGGCTAGGGCTGCGATCCCCAAATTTCACCGAGCTGCGGGAGCTGGACATGAACATCGAAATCTGCGAGAAGGAATTGGAGAAGTTCAAGTGAGCACAAAATACATCCTGCAAAGTACGAAACCGGGCGGGCCGTGCTTCGATATCTTGTCTTACGATCCGGAGACAAAGACAGGTAAACTGAAGGGCACCTTGGGCGCAGAGTTCGAGCATGACATGAGCAAAGAACATCTGACCAAGTACGGGTACAAAGTCGTCCCGAAACCCACAGGAGAATGATCATGCCGAGCACCCCCGGATACAAACGTAACTATGGACAGGAATACAAAACCGCAGAGAAGCGCGGGGAAGTGTCCAGTGGCAGTGGCGGAGAGAACGCCCTGCGTCACAAAGCCCGTCGCGCCCTAGAAAAGAAGGGCATGGTCAAGAAGAACGACGGACAGGACGTGGACCATATCACGCCGCTATCCAAGGGTGGTTCCGGCGCGATAACCAATACCCGCGTGCAGTCGGCGCACAACAACCGTAGTTACCCGCGTACATCCAAAGGGGCGATTAAGAAAACATGAAGCCGCTGCCCTGGAGTCACAGCAGTTTGGAGAAGTTTCGCAACTGCCCGCATGCGTACCACGAGATTAAGGTGCTGCAGAACTTCACGGATGCGCAACACGAGTCCTCGATATGGGGGAATTGGGCGCACGAGCAGATCGAGTTCCACTACGGATACAAGACGCAACAGCCGTGGCACGAGAACATGCTGCCGTATGTTCCCCACATCGAAGCAGCGTTGGCGTGGGCTGGCGGAGTAGGGTACAGCCCCGGCACTGCGGATGTTCCCTGCAAGCTGACCATGCTGGAAAAGCGCCTGGCGCTAAATACGAAAATCAAACCCTGCGAGTGGGAAGATCCTGACGTATGGGGCCGGGGCATCGTGGATGCGCTTATCATCAACGGGCCGGTAGCTTATGTAATTGACTGGAAAACAGGCAAAGTGAAGCCGGACTCAGAACAGTTGAAGCTGTTTGCACTGCTAGTGTTCTACCACTATCCGTGGGTAACAGAATGTCATACCTCTTTCGAGTGGCTGCAGCACGGCAAGAACACGAGGGAAAGGTACTTTCTGTTAAATGTGCATGACATGTGGCGGAGTTACATGCCGAAGCTGACCGAGTACAAAACAGCATTCAAGACGGATACGTGGCAGAAGCGCCCATCAGGTTTGTGCAACGGCTGGTGCGCTGTTGAAAATTGCATCCACTGGAAACCGAAGAGATGATCATGGCGAGTGAATGGCTTGATTGGTACTACACGAAACCTCCCATCAGTACGATCGTGTGGGGCAAGTGGAGCCTCACGCAAAATTGGGTACCAGTGCGTACCTGTCCGAATGGCTGCTGCGTTAGTGACGCCTTCGGTGCGATGCAGAACCCTAACTTCTGGAAGAGCATGACGCCAGAAGAACAACAGCAGGCGGAGGTTACGTGGCAGGCGCAGAGGGGTTCACTGGAAGAACAACTGAGGGCCAAGGTCGTTGAGATGGTTGAGAGCGGGCTGCCCGTGGAACTGGTTGCCGAGAATCGGAGGGTACTGCATTGAGCACAACACAACGCAAGAAAGCTATCAGACGGCTACGCGATGAAGGATTTCAAGCGTACAAGGATGGCAGGGCACGTTGCAATAACCCCTACCCCACGCATTCGTCGGACCACCAGCAGTGGTGGCTCGGCTGGAGTGGCGCCGAGATGGAACACCTGTGCGATAAGGAGAATACTGCATGACACCCGAGGGCCGCGTAAAGGAAATTATCAAGCGCGTACTGGATAGGTATAAGCCAGAACTAATTGGCGAGTGGCCTGTACTGAACGGCATGAGCACCCCGACACTGGACTACAACGGATGCTTCAAGGGGTATTCATTCAAGATCGAAGCCAAAGCGCCAGGGAAGAAACTGACACCCCGACAGGCGCAAATAAGCAAGCAGTGGCAGGCAGCAGGCTGCAAAATCTTTGAAATAGACGGAGACGTAACACAGTTAGTGTTTTGGCTTGAAGTACTACACAACTCACCATCTGCATCTCAACTCATTAAAGGATATAAGCCATGAGCAAGAACAAGAATCTCGAATTGACTCCCGGTAAAGTGAAAGAAGCGATGCAACTGGCGAACGCTTCTTCGTCGGACCTGTGGAAAGTGGCACCGGATAATATCAAACTGATCCCCGAGTTCAATGCTCGCATCGTTGATGCTGAGTACATCCGGCAAGTACGCACCCTTGCCAACTCCATGAAGGTTGAAGGGTTCTACCCGGATAAACCCCTGACAGGATACGTTGGTGTTACTAAAGGCGGGCAGATCATTTACCTGACTGACGGCCACCGCAGGCTCGAAGCCGCCAAGCTGGCAATCAGTGAAGGCGCTGAGATCGAAAAGCTGCCGATCATCGTTGCCGCCAAGGGTACGTCCGTTATCGACCTGACCGTAGCACTGGTTAAGGGTAACGCCGGCCAGCCGTTGAAGCCCTATGAAGTTGCTGTCGTATGCAAGCGCCTGGCGCGGTTCGGCTGGGATGATGCGAAGATCGCCGAGCGACTGGACTTTACCCAAGGGTACGTTGCAGACTTGCTGTTGCTTATGGCGTCTCCCGAGCCCATCCACGAAGCTGTACGCTCCGGCACAATGTCGATGACGACAGCAGTGGAGCTGTGCGTCGAGCACGGCGCGGGAGTAGTGGAGTACCTGGATCAGTGCAAGAAGGCAGCGGCAGATGCAGGCAAGACCAAGATCACCAAGGCAATGCTCCCCGGCGAAGCACTGAAACGCTACGCCAAGAAGAATGCGAACATGGCGTTTGGTGCACTGAAACTTATTCAGGCAGATCCTGCGTATATAGCTCTGAATTCCGATCTCCGGCTTAAACTGGACGCCCTGTTGGCAAACGCCGAAAAAGCCGGAAAGAAATGACCCCCTGGTCGCTGACTGTCGGGCTGGTATGCGGTGTTATCGCGTACGTGGTTTATATTATTGTAGATAGTTTCAGAAAGTAAAAATGTTAGTCGATCTCCCATCCCGCAGCTTGCTGCTGCGGGTCAGGCAGCCTGCCCTCATTCAATCCGTAATCCCGAAGGCGAAGCTGTTCAATTACCAAGGCCACAATCTGGCCGTACGGTTTGGTATGGATGAAGTCCGTGTGCTCAATCACATGGGCATCAAAGCGCCCTCGCCAATACTGTATGACTACACGTGGCCGGGAAAATTTACACATATTATGGAGCATCAAAAAGCCACGGCGGCAATGCTCACGATCGAAAAACGGGCGTTCGTGCTGAATGAGACGGGCACGATGAAAACCGCCAGCTCGCTGTGGGCCGCTGACTACTTGATGACACAGGGGCTGGTCCATAAGGTACTGATCTGCGCGAAGCTATCAACACTAGAACGGGTGTGGATGGAAGAAATTTTCTCCGTGCTCATGCATCGCAGTGCGGTAGTACTGCATGATTCGCTGAACCGCCGTATCGAGAAGCTGGCGCGCAACGTGGATTTCTACATTATCAACCACGAAGGCGTGCAGTTACTGGAAGATGAAATCCGTGCCCGCAAGGACATCGACTTGATCATATACGACGAGGCGAGCGAACTGCGTAACGCAGGGAACGACAAGTACAACGCCCTCAGTCGCTTGCTGTTTACCAAACGCGGGCGATCGCATCACCGCTTCTGGCCCATGACTGCAACGCCTTGCCCGAACGCTCCTACAGATGCGTGGGCATTAGCAAGGCTGGTATCCCCTGAGTTGGTACCTGGGCACTTCAATGCGTTTAAGAGGATGACAATGTTGCAAGTGTCGCAGTATAAGTGGATACCCAAGAAAGAATCTACGGTGATGGCATACAACGCCATGCAACCGGCAATTCGGTTTCGTAAACAAGACTGCCTTGATCTCCCACCAATGGTGGTAGAGGAACGCACTACTGAACTGTCATCCGCGCAGAAGAAAGCGTACGATACCATGCGAATGCACTTGGTACTGGAGGGCAGTGCCGGAACAATTACAGCAGTTAATGCGGCTGACAAGATCAACAAACTACGCCAGATTCTGTGCGGCGCAGTCAAGCACCCTGATACGGGCGTGTACACGCCTCTGGATCACAAGCCTCGGTTCAACTTGCTGCTCGAATGTATTGCAGAAGCCTCGGCCAAAACGCTTGTGATTGTACCGTTCAAAGGCATTACACAATTCTTGTACGAAGAACTGGATCAGTATTACCAGCAGAAAGCGAAGGCGGGAGCAGACGATGCTTGGAAGTATAAATTTTCGGTGCTGAACGGGGATGTAAGCCCGCGCCGTCGTAACGAAATCATCACCGAGTTCAAACACGGAAAAGAACCTGGAGGGTTACTCTGCCACCCGAAGGTGATGGCGCATGGCCTGAACCTGACGGAAGCGGACACAGTGATCTTCTACGCGCCGATCTATTCCAATGACGAATTCGCCCAAGTGATCGAGCGGATCAGCCGGCCAGGGCAAACTCATAAGATGACAGTAATACGCATGGGTACGGCGCGTATCCCGCTAGAGTGGAGTATCTACAAAATGCTCGACGGGAAAGCAGAAGAGCAGGAAAACATTTTGGATCTGTACAGACAAACCATCGGAGGACAACCATGAAGCACATTATGTTGGACCTAGAAACACTCAGCTTGAAACCCACAGCGGCGATCGTTGCTATTGGAGCATGTTTCTTTGACCCGTTCGAGTCCTACGTGCACGAGGACGACACTTTCTATATCACTGTCGCCCCCGCCTCCTCTATAGCTGCGGGGAGTCATGTGGACGGGGACACTATCGCGTGGTGGATGAAGCAGGAGAATTCTGTCCGCATGAGCACGTTCCACTGTGCCCCTGTTCCTCTGGTGGATGCGCTTCAGGCGTTCGCCGGGTTTGCGTGGAGATCCCAAGAGCCGGTAGCTATATGGGGTAACGGTGCTACTTTTGACAACGTGGTGCTCCGCTCCGCGTACGAAGCCTGCAAGCTGGATGCCCCGTGGGTATACAAGAATGACAAGTGTTACCGCACGCTGATCAACCTCATAAGAAAAGAAACGAGGCCGGAGTATGTAACTGTGGGCAATTACCACAATGCAAAGGATGATGCGGTGAGTCAGGCGCTGCACTTACAGAAGATATACCGCGTATTGAACTTGACAGCCGCGTAGCACAGGAGTATTATAGTAATACGTTCACAAGAACGCACACCTAAAGGAACTTACATGGCAAAGCGATTGAAGAAAGACGAATCCCCGTTTGACCGTATCGCCAAGATTGAAACCAGCATCAAGGCGTGGCGCACCAAGTTGCTCCGGGCGTCTACCGCGCTGGCTCGACTGGAGAAAGAACGCACCTATTACGTCAAGGTTGCTGTCAAGAAAGGCGTGTAGTTCGTGCCCTTTTATTTCCATGCAGAGTCCGACAGTTACTTCTATCAGGAACAGCCCCTGCAGATTGATAGTTTTGACGCCGGGCTCTGCGAGGAAGTAAACTACTTTGATATACCATCTCATGCAAAGGAAAAGCTCATGGTAACTCTCCCAATCATCGACGCCGACGTTATTGAAACTCTCGCAACCCGCGAAGCCGTAGGCGATCCCTCAACGACCCCCAACGAAACGGCAAGTGTCGTCTCTTCCCAACACGCGTATGTAGTGCCGAATGACAAGCTGGTAAAGGTATTCATTCGCATCCGTGACGCCAAGGCTGCACTGAAGAAGAAAATGGAAGCCGAAGTCGAGGCGCTGGATGCGCAGTTACGCTCTGTAGCTGCAGAACTGAAAGCCCGGTGCCTGACTCTTGGTGCTACCAGTTTCAAAACAGACGAGGGTACCGTGTATATTTCCGAAACCCTAAAGGTATCCTGCGGCGATTGGGGGATCTTCTACGACTGGATCAAGGAGAACGATAAACTTGATATGCTTGAACAGCGTGTAAAAGCGGGGGAGATCAAAATATACATGGACAGTCATAAGGGAGAGCTGCCCCCAGGCATTTCCATCTTCCGTGAAACCGAAGCACGTATCCGCAAGCCCACTAAAAAGGGCGGCAGTAACACCGAAGCACCTGAACAAAACGAAGCATGATCAATCAACCTGAAGGAGTTACAACATGAGTAATGCAATGCAGTTGTTTGCTGAAGCCCCTGTACCCGCCCACGTTGCTGCCGCATTTGCGGATGCAGAGAATGTCATCCCCCGCGAAACAACCCCTGCTCTTACCTTTCGAGGCAAGACCTGGCGCGTGCGCGTCGGTGGCGAAGAAACCGTATTGACCCGTCGCAACTCGGACGGCGAAGCAGAGCCCACGCCGGTCGTTAAGGTGGTTGTACTGAACGTCAATCAGAAACGCTCGCGGATCTTCTACGCTGGCGCGTATGTTGAAGGTACCAACGCATCCCCTGCCTGCTGGTCATCGGACGGCGAGCGCCCGGACAAAGATGTGAAAGAGCCGTGCGCCACTACCTGTGCTTCATGCCCAAATTCGGTTAAGGGCTCGAAGATCACCCCGCAAGGCAAAGAAGTTACCGCTTGCGGCACCGTGAAGCGCCTCGTCGTCGTGCCCTCGGCCAAAATGGACATGACCCCGCTGCTGCTGAAAGTCCCCCAAACATCCATGTGGGACAAGAATAATGCGGAAGCTGAAGCCAAGGGCTACTACGCATGGGACCAGTACGTGGACTTCCTGCGGGCTCGTGGCGTCAAGCACACCGCCTCGGTTGTCACGAAGGTCAAGTTCGATTCCTCGGTGGCATACCCGAAGCTGCTGTTTACCGCCGAACGCTGGCTGGACGAAGTAGAAGCGCAAGCCGTGGTGCCGTTGGTCAATTCCGATGAAGTAGTCAAGCTGATGTCGGGCAAGATCAACGAGAGCACAACAGGCGAGCACCCCGCCCCGGCCCCTACCGCCCCTACACCGCCTCCACAGGCGGCTGCCGCCTCGACCATAGCCCCACGCGCCGCTGTACCGGCTCCCGCCGCTCCTGCACCGGTAGATGACGACGACGATGGCGGCTTTAATGCCACTCCTGCAACACCCACTACTCCTGGCACCAAACCGATCAAAACACCGAGGGGTGCTGCGGCCCCTGTTCCCCCTGCGCCGCCTGCGCCGCCTGCTCCTCCCAAGGTACCGGCGACAACGGGTGCCGGCAATCCTGATCTCGCCGCACTCGCGGCAGCTTGGGACGACTAAGACGCTTCGTGTACTAGGGCACTCCCCCGCATGCGTGGGGGAGTGTTTTTCGTGTCTCCGTACTGCACCTACTCTACGAGCGCCGAATCATGGTGTCTAAAGAATTCTTGTCCTGCGTTTTACCGGACGGCCTGATCGTCATTGCCAAGCCCAAAGGTCGCGGGTTTCAACATTATGTATGTGAAAACGTCGAACAAGCTGCGCTGCAAGCGGGCGTCATCGACAGAGAAGGGGGTGAGTGTTACTTCGCCCTGGGTTCACTAAAGTCTCCGCAGCTATGGAACGAGAAGAAAGAAAAATGGGAAGTACGAGTTGGCGCAAACATTGCTGCTCTAAAGAGCTTGTTTGCTGATGTTGATATCGACCCCGATAACTCGAACAAATATGCATCCCGCGAGGAGGCGATCAGGGCGATCAAACAATTCTGTAACAGTACTCAGTTCCCCGAACCAATGATAGTGTCCTCGGGCGGCGGATTACATCTGTACTGGCCCCTGACTAAAGCAATCGAAGCTACAGCGTGGCGTCCGGTAGCTGGCCGGTTTAAGGAGGGGCTACTGGCTTACGGATTGAAGATCGACCCAACGCGTTCAGCAGATGCTTCGTCGGTGCTGCGTGTGGTAGGCACCCACAACTACAAGCACGGACTGATCAGGGATGTCTGTCTGGTACGCGATGTGGCCCCGTACAGCCCCAAGGACATGCTTGTGGCGGTGTCGGCATTGGCGGCGACAACGGGGAACCTGGCACCGCCTATAACAGCCGTGGCGCTGCTCCCGGATAACACGACGCGAGTCTACCCTGATCAAGATCCGCCCGCCTTCAAGCCAATCCTGATGGGGTGCGCACAGATCCAGCACTTAGCACAGACAGGGGGAGCATCCGAACCCATCTGGTATGCAGGGTTGCAAGTAATCAGGCATTGTGAAGAGTCCCTGAAGGCTGCGACATTCATCTCAAAGAACTATCCGGGGTTCTCTCCTGCAGAGATGTACAAGAAGCTGAATCAGTTAGACGCCAACGGCATCGGTCCGGCGACATGCAAACAATTTCAGGTATCGAACCCGAGCGCCTGTGCAGGATGTTCCCATTGGGGCAAGATCACATCCCCCATTCAGCTTGGGCGACAAGTTAAGGAAGCAGCCCCGCCAGTAGTGCAGCTTGTGACGGAACAGGGCACGGTCGAAGAAATAAAGATCCCGAACCCCCCGTGGCCGTATGCTCGTCGCGCAACTGGAGGCATAGTAGTGCGGCTCCCTGATATGGATGGCACGCCTGTAGCACCGATGATTATCCACGACCACGACATGTACCCGGTCAAGCGGATGTACAGTGAACGACACGAAACAGAAGCCACTATTTGGCGGGTAAAGCAGCCCCTGATCGGGTGGATCGAAATCACTGTTGATCAAAAGGTTTTAGCAGAACCAGCAGCCCTGCACGGTACGCTGTTATCGAAGGGTGTGTACGTACCTCCACAACGTGTTAAGACAATGGTGGCCTTCATGGTTGCATACATATCAGAACTACAAAAACAAGCAGTCGTTGAAAAAGCGTACTCCCGTCTAGGCTGGCGGGATGATGGCACCACTTTTGTTATGTCGGAAATCGCCTATCACGCAGACGGAGTTACGACCCCGCATCGGGCCTCTGACGAATTACAACACGAGATGCCCGGACTGAAACTCGCTGGCACGCTAGAAGGATGGAAAGCGGCGATACAGTTTTACAACAATACCGGCTACGAAGCACATCGGTTCTGTTTCTACACGGCGTTCGGAGCGCCTCTCATGCATATGTCCGGTTATCACGGGGGCATCATCAATGCTTCAGGACATCCGGGTAACGGAAAGTCCACCACGATGCTCGCTGTCACTTCCGTATGGGGGCACCCAGGTAACTTGATGATCAATGGCACCAAGGGGGGCACCACACCGAACGCGCTGCAGACTCTGCTGGGCATATACAACAACATCCCATTCTGTCTGGACGAGATCACACGTATGGACCCCCGCATACTCGGAGAGCTGTGCCTGTCCGTCAATCAAGGGCAGGGCAAGCTGCGTAGCACACGTGCTGGTACTTTGGTCAAGGCGCGGGATACGTGGAGCACGATCATGCTTACTTCCTCCAACTCGGATGTGTATACCTCCTTGGCAAGTGACCGACGGGACGCTGCGGCTGAGGCGATGCGGGCCTTTCAGGTTCGGCTACGCATTCCCAACATCCACACCAAGGCCGAGGCAGATCAGTTTGTCAAGGTAGAGCTTGCCAATAACTATGGGCACGCGAGCCACGTATTCATTGCCTATGTAGTTGCTAACTACGTGGCAGTCAAGAAGCTGGTGCAGGAGGTTATTCAGTTTGTAGATGTACAAGGCGGAGTGACTCCAGCAGAACGGTTCTGGTCCGCGCTCATTGCTGTGAATATCGCTGGGGCCATTATTGCTCGCAAGCTGGGACTGATAGACGGATTTCCCATCGAGAAGGACTGCAAGTGGGCTACAGAGCAAATTACGGCGATACGCAAGACGATGAAGGAACATCTGTCCAGCCCACGCGAGATTCTGTCTGAGTTTCTCGATAGCCGCGTGAACGAAACATTGAGCCTGTCGCAGATCAATAACAGTAACATCTCCCCGCGCATTGATAACGTGCCCCGAGGGGGGCTCACCATCAGGCACGAACTGGATAACGGAGTGGCATGGGTAATGAAAACGGCGTTCCGTAGTTACTGTAATGAGCACGGCGCCCACTTCTCCGACATTCAGGACACCCTTGAACGAGAAGGTATCCTGGTAGACCGCAACGCACAGAAAGTATTAGGGGCAGGTACGGATTTTGCCAAGGGGCAGGTTCGCTGCTGGGTAATCAATATGAAAGAGCTAAGCAAGTGACGATCGACAATAACATGCACCAACCAAGGGGCGCGACAATGAGCAGAATTTGCACGGGTATCGTAGTAGCATTGGTTCTTGCAATTACTTTCGGAGTATTCATGATTTACGTCGGCTGGCCTGCAGTGATTACGGCGGCTCTGTTGGAATCTGATGCTCGCCGGAATATGGCTCAAGTCCCCTGCGCGAAGTCATTGATGTTGGGTATCAGTGCAGCGGACAGGAGCTGTTTAACCTGGCAGCAACGCGGGGATCTCGTGTGGGTATGTACGAAAAGATAATGCAGGAGAATGCGATGAAAGCACAACAGACCAATACGCTTTATGCCGCACCACAGGCCATGAAGGAGCAGACACCATGAATCTATCTAAAAGATTGCGACCCGATGTTGAGTGCGCTCCTTGGGTGATTGAGGGGGTGAAGGAACTAGAGGCAGAGATTGCCGCGCTCAAGGCGCAACTTGTCGGCTATACCGAGCTTGCGAAGGACACCATCGCCGCCCTTGAAGTCGCTGATGCAAAGATTGCAGACCTTGATTCCGCTGCAGAATCGTTATGGAAGAAGTAGAGATTGCATTGCAAGAATTGGCCGCACCACAGGCTACAGGAAAGAAGAAATGAACAAGAGAAAATTCCAACCGATTGTAACTGGTCCACCGCGCAAACTTAAAGCCCCCGAAGATCGGAAACGGTTCAACGCATATGACCATACGATTGTCGATCTGTGGAAAAAGATGGTACGCGACGGGTTCTTCAAATGAACGCACCACACGCACTAGGAATGATGCCATGAAACTAATTGCAGCCGACATCGGCGGCATCCACGGTGACGCCAGTAAGATCGCCAAGAACGAGTTTGCAATCAGATGGGCAAACAATTGCATGAACATTGTTTTTCACTGCCCGAGCCAAAGCCTCATGCGTGCAAGACTTTGCATGATCCCTATAAATCATGGCGCACAGATAGAGCAGGATATACCGGGGGTTCCAGAAAGCAAGCGGCTGTATTGGGGATGGGATGGCAACGAAAAAGAGCCGACCCTAACGCCAAGCATTTCGTGCATAAACAGGTGTGGCTGGCACGGACATATAACAAAGGGGGAATTGCTATGACAACACACATAAAAATAGGCGACACCGTTGTAGTTGATTTCAACGGAGCGCAGATCACCTTATGCTACGAGGCCATCGTTTTATCCGTTCCGCTGGGCGTAGGCGACCCGTGGGTGTTTCAAGATAAGCAGACCGGATTCCTGCATTACGTCAGTGAGGGGTGCACCGTTAGCAAAAGGGCCGCACCACAGGCCACAGGCCACAGGAGAGAAGGAGCAGACACCATGAGCATCTATTACATGATTGAGAAAAGCGTTGATGGCAGAGCGCATTGGTGGACACCATACCGCTCTGGAGTTGCCCATTGGAATGATCCGTCCAGATGGACAACAGACTCCAGTAAGGCGCGGCACTATGAAAGCAGCTATGAAGCGGGGTATGTGATGGGACGCCAGATGCCGGAGTGTTTTGTGACAGAGCATATTGATGTCGAACCACAGGCCACAGGAGATAAACCATGAGCGATGAAAACTTGATTGAGCGCGTGAAGTGGCTATTCCGCGTGGGCGTCCCCTTGGGGGCGAACCTGTATACCGACCTGATCGCCGCCCTTGAAGCAGCTAACCGTCCGGTACGGGCGTTGACAGATCAGGAGATTGATGCGGTTTTCAAGGCGCAATGGGGAACCCGTCAGGGATTAGCGAGAAATATGATCGCCGCCCACATCGCCAAGCAATCGGAACCGGAAGTGCGGAAGGTGAAGATTCGCGTTTGGGTAAACACACAATCGCAAAGCATACGCGCCACGGACGATGTAACCAACTGTCTCTATCCGTATCCGTACCAACTGTTAGAGGAATTTGAGCACGAGGTAAAGGTATGAATAAAGAACTAATTGACCGGCTGTATCACCTATCAAACACGCTGCTACGCCGGGATCAAAACCTCGCAACAGCAACGATTACCGAAGCCATCGCCGCCCTTGAAGCGGCTGACAAAGAGATTGCGCTTACCGAGCAGCACTTAGCCGACGCTATGAGCGTAATCAATAAACAAGGTCATGAGATTGCCACGCTGAAGGCACAGCCACAAGAAGATGAACACGCTTTCACGGCGGCTTATTTTTTAGGCAAGGCTGACAAACTGGAGTTGCTTGGGTACATTGGGTACATTCAGCCGGAGGCGCTAGAAGCACTCAACCGGGTAGGAGAGGCCCATGCGCTGATTGATAAAGTCGCCAGCGGTCACGATGGAATTGCGGTTTACGCTGCACCACAGGCCACAGCCCCTTGGATACCGGATGCTGATGCGCCGCCGATAAAGCCGCTGATCGTGGCAGCACCACAGGCCACAGGAGAGAAGTCATGAGCCTTTGTGTGGTTGATGGACTCCATTGCCGGTGCCAACCGCCAGAAGTTCCTTGTGATGGTGTGGTAAAACTTAACGCTGAAATCGAGCGCATGAAGGGAGAGATTGCCGCCAAGGATGCCACGATATCCGCAGCCGTACGCGGTGAGTCAATTGCTTGTGATGCGTTACGCCAGCGCATAGCAGAGAAGGATGCGGAGATTGCCACGCTCAAGGCGCAACTACAAACGCACATGATCGCACCACAGGCCGCAGGAGATAAGAAATGAGCAATAAAGAACTGATTTATGCGTGGAAACTCACAATCTTTGAGAACACGCCTCTAGTGCAAGAAACTATCGCAGCCCTTGAAGCCACTGACCGCACTCGCAATCGAGCCGCCAGCATGAGCAACAAATCACAACTAAAGCGTGTCGTCACGCAGTCGCCAGAGTTTGCATATCTGAAAATTACCGAACTTGAAACCCAGCTCGCGGAGAGGGATGCGAAGATTGCTGCGCTCAATGCGCAAGTGGCAGCATATGGAATAGAAATTGATGACGCACCACAGGCCACAGATCGGAATATCGAATTCCCGAAGAAATAGGGCACGGCTTACAGACCGTGCCCTTAACTTCGCCCCTCGGAGGAGTTACGCCGGGCAAAGGCTAAGTGTGGAAGTATAGTGACACAATACCTGCCGCCGTCGCAATGACCGACAGAGTGCTCGCGGGAACCACAGGGACATACGTAGGTACGCGAGCGGGGCAGTAGATGGGACCAGTGCCGTCTGTAATATCCGCTGCAGGAACAGCCGCTGCCGCAGTAGGGTTAACGTATGTGTCCACGCTGGGCGTCACCACACACCACTTGACCCCTGTAGGTACAGTGTGGGATTCGGCTGCAGAGGCTGCAAACACACGATAATCACTGAAGCTGCCTGGTACTGTCTGGAGCAGCAACGCGCCCTGGCTGTCTTTGACGCGCTGCATGATGTTCGGACTTGCCATGATGTATCTCCTTTAGGGGTTGTAATGACCGGACCAGTATACGACGATAATCATGGTGTGCTCTGATTAACGAAGGCGTGACAGGACTTTGCCCACACCCTTAGTTCGTCGGCTTCGATGGCGAGGGCAAAAAGAGCATTTGCAGTCGCATCAGGAATTCGGATTTCCAAGGGAACGTCTTGAGTTGCTCCGGCACTGGCGCTGGCTTGGCTTCCGGCGCTATCACCACAGACCCCACGTCTTTCGACGTTGAAGCGCAGCCCATCAGCGCGGCGTTTAGCATCAGCATCAGCAAGGCGCTTTTGATAGTCGGATAATATCGCATCGTAGTCCTTTTGATTGGTTATGGCACGTTGCCTGTCGGCTTCTTCACGACGGGCATTCTCGTTGATCTTCTCAGATAGTTGGGCTGCTGCCTCTTCTTTTTGTTTGACAATGGCGGTGATGTAGGGGGCAGCACCTTCTTCTCGTCGTCTGTCGTCATACGCGTCCTTCTGGTAAGCCAGGAACGCTACCAATGCGGCAATTGCCAGGGCGCCCAACACATAGCGATTGAGCAGGAGCGTCCAAGGCATCAGAAAAACTTCCCAATGACGAAGCCGATCAGGAAAACGATGATGCCCATCGCGGCCTTACGGTGACTGTCGCCCCATACAAAAATCTTGTTGAGTGCTTCACGGATCTTCATGTGGATCTCCTAAGTGATCTTGCGGTTGCAGGTATAACCGACAGAAAGCACCATCGGCTGTGCCAGCACCTTCATTGCGGCGATGGTTCTGGCGGCAGCTTCCTCACAGCGAATCTGCGTGCTGAATTCAGCCGCAGCCATTGTCGGTGGTACAGCGTAGTAGTTCTTGGACGGGATGACTTCCGATCCGGCCAGCGGTGCAGCAACGACGCTCAAGTAAAACGAGAAAATAATCAGCACATACATTTCATCTCTCCTGCCTTCCGCTGGCTTGCCACGCGAACCATGCCAGCTTCATTGAACGGTGCGCGTAGTTTCCGTTCTGGTTCTTACGGAAGTTCCACACGCCTAGCGTTTGAAAACGCTGGTACATCAGTGCTTCAAATGCTCGCTGCTCTACGGCTTGTAAGTCCTGTGTCCGCTCCCCGGCGGGACGCTCTGTAGGTGGCACCATGTATTAGTGGCATCTGGATGTTCACGGAACAGCCCGTGCGCCATCAGTGTAGCATCCGTCAGCCATGCGTCCAGCTTATTCTGTGGGTCGTATATGTCGATACCCTGTGCACGGCGATGCGTACTGCTCACCGCTCCTGTCTTTGTCGTGCTCAACCGGAAACCCCCATCGCCCGCTCCGCCCTTAGCTCCGGAAATCTGCGTGCCGGTATCGGGGTCGATCTCATTGCCGTAGGCTCCCGCGTTGAACGCGACAAACAGCAGGAGGTTGGCGAGGGAAAGAAGTATCAATGCATTCGACAGCATCTCCAGAGTGCACTCCGTACTCTGAATCTTCGCGCCGAAATACTGCTCAGTGGTAATCATTGGGGGGGAGTCTCAGTAGGTGGTGGAGTAGGAGGCGGCGGGGCAGGAACTTGCCGCGTGATTATGGCGGCGACGATATCAGCGAGCTTCTCTGCCAGCTTAGGCACCATCAGCACCAAGGCCCAAGTGACAAAGTAGAACTGCCCAAACCACTCAGGCAATTTATTGTAGACCGTCATGCGTAGGAAAACCCAAGTTGTTGCAATCAGGGCGACAAGACCAGCAAGTTTGCGGAAGCTCGCTTTGCCAGTAATCTCGTCAGACATCACGTCCCTGAAGTTGTACTTGTTGTCAGGGTTCCGGCTTGCCATCCAGACAAGAACGATTCCCGCAACCAGCATCGCAACAAGAAGCCCTTCCCAAAAATCCAGGTCCGGCTTGAGTGTGTGCAATAGCTCGATCATCTGCGTTGCCCCGCAACAGAGTCAAGATGGCGCTCCAGGCGATCAGCAGTCTTAGTCGTCGCTTCCACAGTAGCTTTCAGGATCGTCAATGTCTCGCTCTGCTGAACCGAGTGGAGGTTGATTACCGCCTGCATCGCCTTGAACTCTACCTGCGAAGCCTTGATGTCGTTGTTCTTGTCCACAAGTACCCACGCGACAACCGTTATCAGCGTGGCGAACACAGCAGACGCCAGCTTAACGGAGCGAAACAGAGAGGACTCTTCCGCTATGTGCTTTTGGATATCCCTGATGGTGTCCTGATCAACTTCAACGTACCCAGCGCGGCGCTCTACTTGGTGGTTCATGTCCATTCCTTACTTATGGGTTAAGCGTCTCGCCCAAGTGGGTTGTTGCGATAGCGGCATCCGTCGCATCTACAATCCCGTCGCAATTCAAATCATATTGGTAACTGGGCAATCCGACAGGATTAGCGAAGTGCGCATTGATTGCTGCCACATCCGCAGCATCAACAGTATTGCTTAAATCAGCATCTCCGTACAGCACGCCGAAGTTGAATGTGTAGTCCAAAATTCCGTTCATGCCCACTATAGCTAAGGCGACGCGCCGGTTGTTTGGTATGCCTGCAATGGAAAAACAGAACCAAGTTCCGGCATCTTGATTTGCGAAATTGGTGTTGAAGTCGATGGTGAAAGTTACAGGATACGTGTTCCCGAGACTGTCTGTGGCGGTCACGGACTGAATCCGGTTGGCAGTATCCGCGCAGTAAACCATAACAGCTACGTCCTGCCCCCCGTCGCGTGGCTCTACCAAAAGTGTTCCGTTAATGGGCGCAGTTACTCTCGCATCAGGGGGGAATATATTGATCACTGCCCAATTACCACCCATGAGCGGGTGCGTCGGATCAGACTTTACAAACTGTACCTGTGCTACGGCACTTAATCCATAACCCGTCGAAGTTATACTGGAGGCGTTCTGGTAGTTGCCATCGAGATCAGGATCGCCATTATTTAAGCTGATGATGCTCCCGTTAGTATCCAAGTCAGCTATGTGGGAGCTGTATGAAATGGCCCACCCGTTACGCGCTCGTAGCGCGCTGATATCTGTTGAAGTGTAGGTTAATGAGTTATTGCAGTCACCTATATTGAACCCGACATGCCCAGCGAACGACCCTACGGATGGCCCGACAATGCCGGTGATGGTGATTACACCCCACGTGTGATCGTAAACATTCGTAAGGGATACCTCAACGGTGTTGAGCTTGATAACACAGCTAGTATTGCCTACGGCTCGCCCTACGCTATTCGTGAATGTGCAACCGCCGATGGCAGTGACAATACCATTGAAGTGCACGATGATTTTGTGTGAGCACGGGAACCGGGGATCAGTAGGGGCACGTCCCGCACGCGATTCGACAATAGGCAGTACGGTGTTGAAGGCCGCCAAGGCGTTTGTCATCAGCCTGTCGATAGTGATATTGACCCCGCCGGGGCCGTGCACTTTGCGGGAGCGCCACTGCGGGAACGTAGAATCAAGCAAGCCGGAAGTAACACGAAAACGCTCGCCCGTAATCGTCGTGCCTGATCCGCTACACACCCCGTCGCAGTTAGCGTCGATGTTGAAGTTGCTCGCGTTGGGAGCTTGGCCTATCCCGGCGTTCAGCAAAAGGATATCCGATGTATTGGTCAAGTACCCCGTACCTGTCGGGGTACGCTTAGTTTTTGTGTAGTAAAAAGCTACGCGCAAAAGCAGTGCAGCTCCGCTGCCGCTCCCGTTAATGTTACTGCCAAACAGAGAGACATACTGGAAGTCGTGCACCTTGGTAAGCGGCACAAAGGCTTGGTTGCCTGCATAAGTGACAGTGCCGATTTCCGCATAGCCGTCGCCAATCGAGTACGCGCCAGATGTGACGGGCTTGTCGAAGGTCAGCACCAGTAGAAATGTGCCTGTACCTTCTGCGCCGCCCACACGGCGGGGTTCTACGGACGGCATTGTTGCCAACGTACCAACCGTCAGAGCGTTGTCGAACGTACCGACGCTACCGTGCGTCAGCCGCGAGAGAGCTGAGAGCACGACAGGAAGTTTGGGTGGGAGCATCACCTCAACGGTGGTGAAGTAGCCTTTGACCCGCTCGGTGGAAGTAATCATATCGACATACCGGAATACAAGTCATTGGAGTCAATCCCTTTTGTCGGGGATGTACCACTAGAGATAGTTCCGTCTCCATCCAGATCACACTTAAAACACACCAGGTCGGGCTTGAACGCAGTGAATCCATCCCGGAGATGCGACGCACTCAGGTCGGAGATATTCACTGCTCTTGAGTTATTCACATCGCCGATCAGGAAGCCCATGTTGATAGAGAGTGTCGTCGTCCCATTGATGCCGGGAAGAGTAACGGTCACGCGTTTTGCGTTTGCACAGTCGTCGATTACGACGACAGCATTGTTTCCGTCTGCATGTGCCGAAATACCTGAGCCGTAAGGGTTGCCTAGACTGTCAACTGCAGTGGGCGTACCTACCGTAGTGACCGGGACATCAAGAGTAAACACGATGGTTGAAGATATCGGAGCACCGTTGTAGGAGTCCGGGAAAGAGCCTGCGGTTGCGTCCGGAGTGGTCATGCGCGGTTCGACCGTAACAGACCCCCCGATCAGCGCCGTCTGATCTAACACAATGTCGAACGGCCACCCATTGTGATAGCGGCGGGACGAGATGATAGGCAGAGTAGAGGCGTGCATTACAACACTGCTCCCGCCGCTTGTTTCTGCTGCGCCAGTACCGATGACGCCATCAACGTTGCAGTCGTACATGCAGTTCGCGTTAGTGAGTGTTTCCCCCGTATGTCCGTTAATGAGCGCCACATCCGAAGCAGTTACCGACAGGCTGTTATCTACATCACCCCACATACGGCGGAATCGGACCGAAGCTACTCCGGTTCCATTTATGTTCAGGCTGCGCACCGTAATGTACTGCCGATCCTGCATGGGAGGGAGCGTGACTAAGACTGTATTACCGACAAACTGAGCGCCCGAAGTGAACGCGGCTGCGTCAACGACTGCGAAAGTTCCTGAGTACACAGGGCCATCGAACGTAAATACCAAAGTCATTATGTCATCAGCAACATAAGACGAAGAGTTACCCCCCTTACGGCGGGGTTCGTTCGTTATCGACGAAAGACTCAGCGGAATGTCGAACGTGCCCACTCCTGCATGGCCCATGCGGGACACAACAGAAAGCAAAGTTGGCACTGCTGCTGTGACCGCACCGCTGCACCCCTGCCAATCTGACAGGTATGTAGGGCCACCACCCCCATAAGCGTAGAAAACTCCGGGCTGTCCTGTAGAGTACGTAGCGTCAGAAACTATCAGTACAATGGTGCTGCCGTGCATCACTTGTAGCGTGCTACCGTTCACCAGCAGGGAAATCTGATCCCCCTCATTAAACGTCCCGGACGCCGTGCCTAAAACAACGGACGCGCCCGAATCCCAGCGTTCCAAGAAAAAAAGCCCGTATATAGGGAGGCAGTACGCAACATACCCGCTTCCGAGTCCGTTCCACCGCACTGCAACACCGGCCCACCGATTAGAAGAGACAGTGGGGAGATTGGTCAGAACGGCAGACGATGATTGCGAGGGTGTGAAAGAGCGGTCTGCTGGATCCCAAAAGTTGATGAAGTAGTTACCTGGGAAAATGCCGATAGTTCCGGCAGTCGCGCCGTTTGCGTCAGACTGCAGGGGAGGAACAATGCTGTCGGCCATCCACGGATACGCAAGCGGATTAGCGACCCTTCGCAGGCTATTGGCGAGGCATCGCTCAGGCGCACGAAGTTCCTCTACCGTAGTAGTGAAGTTATTCTGCCCTTCTACCAGGATGGTGTTCATGGTGCGAGGTATGTCTGTGAATCGACGGTGACATCGCCAGTATGGCGAAACCCATACATGTCCAAACCACTATTATCTGTGCGTACCCCCGCGATAGTCGGTGCAGGCATCGCCCGCGTAACAGGAGGGGCGAAAGAAGTCACATCCGCCAGAGGTCTGACAACGTACACATCAACAGGGAAGTCAAAATCGGCCATTACGTAGTCACTTCGTCAAACACGGTGACACTGCCAGCGGCCAGCGGGTACACGACTGGTGTGCCCCCGGAAGTAAATAGTTCAATATCGTACACACCCGTCAGCCATGAGTAACCTGCCGTCACCGATGCAGCGACTGTCAGCGTGATCGTCTTAGCCGTCAAGTCGATGGCAAATTCACTGGTAGCCGTGGTGTATGACGCGAGCAGTGTGCCCCCGATGCGATCCCGAATCGTCATGCGGGCAGAAAGCCCGGTCAAGTCTACTGGCGTATTGTAGACCAGGTACCCCCCGGATGCATATGTGGAAAACTCCGCCGCGTTGATGTCGTTGATCGTCACCGTATTGACATCAGTAACACTGATTTTGTGAAAGTCTGAGTCCCGTAGCGGGCGATTCGTGGCATTGATTTGTGTCATGCCTAATGCAGACACCACCGCTGCCCGCCAACCCTCCGGAATACCGTGCGCAACCGCTGTAATACTGACCGGTGCTGCCTTGGTGATCCCTGTGATCGGTTTGTAGACGATAGGGAGCGCCTCAAAACGATAGACACGAATCAACGTCTTGCCTTGCAAGATATTCAAATCAAAATTTGTGCTCATGGCATTCCTCTTATGTTAGCAAACCGAGCAGCAGCTTGAAGCCTCGGCAGTTGTCTGACTTTACCCTCTACGTTTGTTTCTACCCCGACAGCCCGTTCGATTGCGCGTTGCTTCAAAATGCCTCCCAAATTGCGTATCGCGTAGTCAGGGTTCGCCGTATTGAACGCAGTGATCTGCTGGATATTATCCGCCATTCCTGCTGAGTCCTGTTTCTCCATTGCATTTGCAAAATGCTCGCGGAGATCCGCCGCCCGCTGCTTGAGTAGCGTAGCCGTAGTATTCACACTGCGTTGCGCTTCGCCCTGTTCAGCTTTTTGTGTTGGTGTGAAGTTCGCGGCTTGTACAGCAATATCCCACGGAGTTGCATTTATAGGCAGCCTATTGCCGTGGGCGTCGTGGTAGTCATTGCTAGCGAGGTCCACGGCCTTGACCGGGCCCTTCAGGGCGCTTGGCAGAGCTTTCGCCAAGCCTTTCATGATATCCCCGTTGGCGATGTCATTTACGCCAAGAGCTATCCCAGCCCCTGCTCCGACTACTGGTCCCATCATCGCAAAAGCCCCTGCGTCAAACCTGTCTTTCAGCTTGCGCCGATCGTTCAGGAATTGGGTAAACGGTACGATGTTGGCGAAGTCTAAATGACTGGCAAAGTCCGCGCCGGTCGCCCTTAGCCCTCCGTGAGCAATAATCTCTCCTGCGTCTTTGCCGAAGATATCGGTCAACCAGTTACGATAGTCCGCCACCATATCAACAGGCTGGTCCTTGCTCCCCAGCAGATTGTTGTATGCTGCAGATACCAGCCCGGCGAACGGCAGACCCAGCGTGCCCGCGAGCGCCGTAGTGGTTGCCATGATCCCGCCCATAGTCTTGAGAGCTTCTGCCCGAGCACCAGGGGAGTCGTTGTTCAAGGCCTTCATGCCGAGTCGCCCCAGCAATTCCAATGTTTGGATATTGAATTGCATGAACTGTGTCACTAGCGGAGTGTACGGCCCAAAGAACCCGTGCTTGCCTAGCATGCGCCCTTTGTTGTGAGGGCTGTAATCGAACTGTGTGTCCTTGATGGCTTGAATGCCAAAGTCGATCGCTTTCTGCTGGTCCCCTGTACGCTTCATCTCCAGATTGAACGCAGCTAGCCCCGTTGTCATGCGATTGACCGCCTCTGAGTAATGCAGCAGAGAACCGCCCAGCTTCGCGGCAGTGTTCACCGTCTGATTGCCCCCTTCAGCAACACGCCCTAATTCATGCGCCTGGGTCCACTCGGCCTGCCCCGATGCTACAGCGGCCTTCAGGAATGCCTTTTCTCCGGTAGATGCCTTGGAGTTGTCGATGCTGATGTCCGCATCCAGAATACCCTTCCACCCCCCGCCTACCCAACCGTCACCGATCGTGTCCTTGATGATATTCCATGAGAGCTTCGACGCCTTAAACATCTCTTTGGAAGAATTCACGAAGCCGTGTTTAGCTCCCAAATATGGCAACGTAAGCTGCACTGGCTGAAATAAGTTGGAGAGAATAAACGCGGGATTACCTGCCAGATAGAACGAGTACCCAAGGGCGCTCGCACCGTCCAGTGCCGGAGAGTTAATCGGGGTCATCTCGTTTGCTTGCCGCTGGTGTAGTTCATTTAGAATAGCTTGAGCAACGATAGCTTTCTTGTTGTCCTTGTAAGGACCGTCTTGCGCTAACGCTGCGACCCCCTGCCGGAACATACCTTCAGCAGCCGCCAATTCTGGCCGTACACCGTTATGCGCAACAAAATACGAGGATGACAACGTACGTTTGACGAAGCTGCGCCCCATATCCGCATCATACCCTGCTACGCCGCCATGTTGCCGCTTAGCAAAGGCTTTGGATGCAGACGTTTCTGGCAACATCTCTATGTACATCCGGCGCAGCGTATCCTTGAATTCCGCCTGTTGGTCGAGGCTTAGCCGTGTATCTGTGTCGATACGGGCCATCATACTGTGAATGAAGGAAGGTGCTGCTGTGTCTAATTTATTGTAGTTCTTCGCCAACAACCCGCTCTGCCAGCCAGGTTCAAGATGACCTGCAGCACCCAAGGCTTCTAGCTGCCTTCCCACTGCTGCCTGTTCCCCAATTTTTTCAAACCGCGCAAACACATGTAGATCGTCCACGCCTACGCGGCGGGTATCAGTCATTCCCGTTGTACCGAACATCTTTTCCGCAGCGGCACGAGCTTCGGGGGTATCTTTAATTGTGAATCGGGCATAGTAGTCCCCGCTACGTCCGAGATGAAAGTATGGCCCTTGCGTACGCTCTTGGTGGAACGCCAGGGTGGCCCGTGCTGCGGTACGAATATCCTCGGCCCCAAGCACAGAAGGAGGACGATCAGTTAACCATTGATATGCAGCTTTTGTTTCAGGACTTAACCCTTTAGTCACATCTATTTTCGCCAGCAGCGCAGGATCATACCCAGCCAAGTACGCTTGGTTGCGAATGAGCACCGCGTGTTCATTATCGTAGTCCTGCCGGTTGTGCTCGGCTGCGCGATCGTATACCTCTTTTACCCCCGGAACGTTATAAGCGTCCCTGATGCGGTTGTACGCTCGCCGGTCGGAAGCGTCCAGCCGGGGCTGCTCCTCGAAAGGAATGCGCGGGTCGATGCTAAGGCGAGTTGATTCCCCCATAGCCCGATAAAGCGCATCCTCCGCCTTGGGGTCGAGGGTTCGCATCGCTTCATAGACTTTACCCCCTGCATGGTTGCGCTCCTTGATCATGGCTGCTACAGAATCTTTCGCCGCGATGTAGTTATGCAGTGCGGGTGCCCACGGTTCCGGCAGAATACCAGCGAATACTTGCTTGATGTGATTCAGCGAAGTCCAAGCCAGATGCTGAGCTGTGACGATTGCGCTACCTTTCTGCGCCAAATTATCTACAAACGCGCTGACACCAGAAACTATCTGATCTGTCTGTTCGGCTGCGTCCCTTGGGGAACGCTCGAAGCGATTAAGAGACGGCCCCGGCGCGGGTTTTTCCCCACTCATGAAAGACTTCGACAACGCAAGGGCTTTGTCTAGCACATCGGGACTCGTTTTTAGCCCGAGCGTGTTCTTGATGAAATCAATGAACCGCGTCCACAACGACTTGTCCGTACGAAGAAAATCTTGTAGAGCTTTGTTACTTAGTACTTCCGCAACAAACTCAGAAAGATGATTCCGCTCGGCGTTCAATCCGTAATGATCTTCCCCAGCAGTACGCGCACGATCACGGGCTTCCTGATATATATCCATCAGATCGCGGAGATTGCGCACCTGTTTCATATCGGCAGCCGACAAAGAATGTGGATCAACCGAGCCCTCCAGAATACCTAATTGCTGGGTAATCGCTCGTTGGAGTTTTGCTTCCGCAGCCGCGTGCACCAGTTCGTGCACAATCGTTTCCGCATCCATACCCCCCTTACCGATAAGTATATGGTCGAAGTTGGGGCTGTACATCCCCGCTTTGGATTCTCCGTTTGAGCCTAAAAAGTCGCGGTTCGTACGGCTAATTGTGGTGCTCAACGATAAAGCCCGCAAATCCGCGATGGTACGTTTCAATTCCGGGGCAGTCACTAAAGGCTGCAGTTTTTGCAGCACTTGATCTGCAGAAAGATACCCCTCACTTGCTAAAGGAAGCACAGCAGCCCCTAGATAGCCGCCCCCACTGCGCTCCTTATTTAGAATGTTACTGCTAGTACTATCATACGTTCCTTTATTCCCCACGGATGATTTAATGTTTTTTGGATCGAACACTACCCATGCACCCCCGTATTGCATGCCATCATGCCCTGCCATTTGCGCCAGCCCGAATAAACCCGTCTGAAAACGCCGTAACGCTCCAAACCCCTGCATGTCCGCTGCTTTATTCTGCGCAATGTCTGCCGCCGTCATGACATATGGGTTCTCGATTTTCAAATACGCGGGCACCACACGCGCATTCTCTACGCCCTCCATTGTGGCGTAACTGCTCGCATCCACAGGATCTTCTGTGAAGAAAATACCGCGAGGGCTACGTTTGAAGGTAGCAAAATCTGATTTTGTGTCCGTGCCGTGGTACATCACTACAGGTTCCCCTGAAGCATCCACAACTTTGCTGCCGCCAAACCACTTTATAAACGCTTGGTCTGTTTTACCCGCCTTGTCGAGCCCAAACCCACCTTCAGCGATTATGTTCTCCACTTCAGCGTCACTGAATATCTTCTTAGCCTTTTCGGGTTGCATTTCCGATAGGGATTCGGCCAGGGCCAAACTCTGCAAACGTGCATCACGTTCGACGCGCATCTGCTCGTACAGTTTGTCCTGTGCTTGATACCGTTCGTCCTTCTGTAGCGCCAGGCCCATCTGCTCGTCGGTGAACTTGCCGTTCTCCAATAACTCCTTACCGATCTTGGATTCGGGGTTGCGTAGCGCCCATGCGAGATCCTGCCACCATTGCTTTTCGGCAAAAATATCACGACTATTACGGCTCCAATCAGCAAGAGTGCGCGTGTAAGGCACCAACTCGCTGACTTCCGTAGGAGGTCCAATCGTGTGCCGATCATCAGTGCTGCCTTCTGGCCGACCTATGGTTTTTTTACCATTCCCTTTTGCTGGGGCTTCTTGGCCGGCAACGACTTCGGGTTTGGCGTTTCCTTCGCCCACCGCTGCGCTATTTTCGGGTGCTGGGCGAACAACAGCCGCTGCTGCGATTTGCTCTGAAAGGGCATTTTCGACTCCTTTAGGATTCAGCTTTTCGTGCAGCTTATCCAGCAGCTCATAAGATATCGTGTTGGTTTTCTTACTATCCCTTAATTCTCGCAGAGCTTGCATCTGCGCATCGTAGGATTCTTTGCCAGCTACCGCTTTGGTTACTTCCTGCACGATCTTGGGCGGCAGATTTTTCATCTCGTCGGGCTTCGTCGCCCGCAGCTCGGTGATGATCTCGGCAGGACGACTCGGCAACACTTGCGCATCAGGGGGGACCATGCCTTTCTCGGCAGCATCCGCCAACTCCGCCCCCCTGGTCCGGTTCTGAATGGCGATTGTCTGTTCCGCCCTGATACGCTCTAACTCTCGTTCCCGTTGCGTGTGTGCGAGTCCTGTCTCCTTGCGCTTCTGCGCATCCTGTAACGCAAGTTCAAGCGCAGTCGGCTCCCGCATCACAGCATTGGTGTTGTCAACAAGAGGCTTGTTCCCTTGGTTAAGCACCGGCTCTGCCGCCAAGTCATGCCCCTTCTGGATGTTTTGCTCCATCACATGCGCTTGGTATGTTTTCCACATACCCTCGTAATACGCAGGAGTCAAATTATCAGGAGTCATTCCTGCTTTCTTCGCTTCCGTCCTCATGAACTTTTTGAACGCGGCAAAAGGCATGGCTTCGGAGGGTGTAATGCCCGCACTCTTTAGTTCCGCAACAATTTGATCGTGCGCATGCACGTACTGTTCCTGATTATCTTCTGCTTGCTTCTTCTGGATCGCCTGCTCCACGACAGAAGCACGGCTAAGAGCTTGCGTTTCCAAGTGCCCTGTAGCATCCCCTGTTGGGGGCACAGCCGTCGCCGGGGCCATCTCCAAATTATCGCCCTTCGCTAAAGCATCTTTCCGGGCCTTCTCCTGCGGACTTATTACCGCTCCTTCTTGGAACAGCCCGTTGTCCACTTGCAACGGTATTTTGTGTTTGATAGCCGTCTCGGCATTCAGGATGAAAGCCTGTGCGGCTTGAGGATCTACTTTATTCAGCTCCTTGTAGTACTGCATGGCGAGCTGATCTCGCAGAATTGGGTGCGTGTCTTTATTCGCCAGCGCCTCCGCCCGTGAATGTAACGACGCGGCTCGTACCGCACGCCCTGCCAGCCCGAACGGAGACATAACTGCCGTAAGTCCCAGCATACCGGGGATCGACTCCCCCGCTGCTTCCGAGGGGCTCCGTGTGTCAATCCCGGCAGAACGCTCAATAGCGGCAGACCCTGCAGCCTGCGCCGCCCCTAGTGCTGTCGCTTCTGCTGCCGACTCAGGGAGTTGCTTCAGGAAAGGTTTGATAACCCCTCCAGATCCCACCAGCTCGGCCATAGTACGCTCGGCCAGCGGTGCGGCTTCCTTACTCACCAAGTTGCCGATTGCAGAAGCCGAGCGCCCGAGCATCTGTCCACCGACCATGCCCACGCCAAACTGTGTTCCAAACGTCAGCCCTGCATTCATGCGGGCTGCGCTCTTCACCGTATCTTCTGGAATGTTCCCGACCTTCCGGCCTTTTTCGAGGGTTTCTTGTCCTGCCTGCATGGCAAAGGGAGCCGCTACACCCGCCGCTGTGACCGCCGTAGCCGCCAAGGTAGGCAAAGATACCGGCGCAGCCGCGATAGCGCCTGCAACCGCTGCCGCAGGGGCCACAACTGAAGGAACCATCTGTGCTCCAGCCGCCAACGCGTTTACGACCGCGCCGTGCTGTTCTGGCTGCAGAACATTACCTGGCTGCATACCGCGAGCTTCCGCAGACTTTACGATGTCTGCCCCAAAGTCGTGAATAACCCCGCCCGCATCGCCTGTGTATTGCAGCCCCTTACCTACCATTGTGGGTAGATCGACAAGGGCCCCGCGTTTCAGAGCAGTGCCAAGCTCACCAAAAACGCCACGTGGTGCGCCTAAGTTGGGATCATCGAACGGATTTTTGGTAACAAGATCCGCCCCCAACTTCGGGTCATCAAAAGGATTTGTATCACCCATTTATTTTCCGAGAATCTTCTTAGACGAACCGTCACCATACGTTCTGTCGAATTGCGCGGCAAATTCGGGGTGATTGCGCAAGTACTCCACATGCCCCGGCAAAGGAGCAGTGGTAGCCTTCTCGTACAGCTTGCCATCATTGGTGTACGCCCGAGGAACTCCATTATCGTCCAGACGCAGCATGCCCTGAATCGGAATCATCGGCGCGAAGGGGCGGGTTGCGGGATCGGGGTTGACAATCGTATCCACGATTGTCGGTGTGCCCATCTTACGGATATTTTCTGACGCCATCTGCGCATTGATCATGCTCGCGCCCGCCGCCGTCTGCGCTCCTGCAAGATGCGCTCCGGCTGCCAGTTGCGCTGCCTGTACGTGTGCCGCATTCGCGGCTGCTCCCGTCACCCCTTGACTCTGCAATGTGGCGAAATTATTCTGTCCTGACAATCCAGGCAGGGCATGCAGAAACTGCGCCAGAGCATAGCCCGCATTGTCTCCTGACGGAGAAGCCATGCGTGCATAATATAAAGCATCCCTCGCTACTGCATTTCGTTGCTGTGCCGCATACGCGGTTTGTTGATCTATCCCCGTTACAATCGGGTTCTGCATTTGGGGCAGAGCCCCTGTCGGCCCTGCCGCCCTGATCGGTTCCTGTGTTGCCGGAGCAGAGTACGCAGGCAACATTTTGGTAGGCATAGCTACTGGCGCAGCTACTGGCGCAGCTACTGGCGCAGCTACTGGCGCAGCTACCGGCGCAGCTACCGGCGCAGCTACTGGCGCATCAGGTGCTCCGAAGGCTAAAGCACGGGCAAAGTCTCCAACCTGGTGAACGGCAGGCATCACCGTATCCTGAAACTCGCCGGACACATACGCAGGAATCGAAGCAAGCGCCCCGCGAGTAGCAATGCCGAGTTTGCCGCCCGCCGTAGGGGCTTCCGCAATATCTTTGGTAGCACCCGAAGCCACCGCTGCCAAATTAGCACGGGCCGTACCTGAAGGGGGTGCAATGGGCGAGAAGGGGGAAAAATAAGGGAGCATAGCGGCCATGATGGTTTCCTTTACGACAGCGGGGTGTACGAATAGACTGCTTGTCCAGTGTACCCGACACTCTCAGATACAGACGCCTGTGAAGAAGCACTGGTCGTCGCAGCATTAGACGACGAATCGTGAAGCCCTCCGGAAAGATTAACAGCAGAGAGTGCTGCAGCAGCAAGCTGCGCTGAAATCTGTGCCCCCGCCTTTGCATCTTCCACCAGTAGCTGCACCTTTTGAATCATAGCTTGCAAGTTAGTCTTTGCGGTTTCGAGCCGCAGATTCGCTTCTGCAATCAGGCGGTCAATTTCTGCCCGATGCAAAGACACTTCCGCATTGATACGCGTCCCATATGCCAAAACGTCAGCGTTGTACGCAGCCAATTTAGCCTGGAAAATGTCAATCAAGTAGGATTGTAAATACTTCGCGTGTTCCAGCAGACGTTTTTGCCGATCAGAACGGTACTGCATCAACCCTTGCTCCACCTTCCACGCTAGGTCGAGGGCAAACCGACGATTGGATTGCTCCAGATCCGCCTGTTTGATAGCGATATCCCGAGACGCCGAGATGATATTATCCTGGGCTTGCTGCTCTGCTTCTAGTAGCTGCACGGCAAAAGCCCCAGGGGGCTTTATAAACCCGCGCACAGCAAACTGCTTGACGACTTCCACTTTCTTTTTGTTCGACGCAACTATTTCCCGTGCTTGCTCGCGGCTCCAAATCGCTGCCTCGACAGTTGGGCTTATCCCGGTGGATGCCCCTCCTACCCACAGTTTGAGTAAGTCCGTAACGGAAGTAAGCAGGAGCGAAGAATAATCGGAACCCTCCGCGTAGAAGTACACATCTGAGGGATTCGCAGGGAGTTCACCTAGCAACAGATCAAATTTTTCCAGATTCAGCGAAACGCTGGCGAGATTCGTATTTATGTAAGGAATCGCAGCGATATTCTCCGATAGAGACTGTAGTACATGCAAAAAATCAAGCGCCTCTTGATATGCCTGTCTTGCATACGCCTGTGCACTACTCCACCCCGCAACAACTAAGCCTTGCGTAGCATCCGGGATAGTCGGAGCAACAGCTTGAGTGGTAATCAGTGTTACGCTACCGACATCTGTGTTGGCAGTCAGAGCCATGTTTTACTCCTTGCTTTCTGCTAGTTTACCCTAGTGTGAATAGTTCTGATGCCCTAGATAGCCCGTCACTGGAACGGGGGTGTTAGGAACAGCAGGGAGCCCTTTGTAGCTGAATGTTTTACTCCCTGAAGGATCTGCTACCCCGTTAATAACTGACTGCCCCGCCGCCGGAGATATCTGGTAGCTACTGTACGGTTGCGGAAAATAAAAATCCTTCCCGATTTTTTGCGACACTGGATACGTAGGCAGGGTAACGGCGGAGGGATATACATCTCCCGTCATAGTAGTTAGTGCAAACGTCCCGTCATCTTTCATGTACCCAATGTGCGCACTGTCAAGCGCGGTGATCCCACGAACAACAGCAGCATTTCCACTAGCCGAAGTAGCTACTCTACTGGCATGGCGTGGGTTAACCCCTGCGGCAGCGACCATCGTCCCCGTGTAGCTCACATTAGTTTCCCCCGACCGATACTGAAAGTAATCTATCCGCCGAAGTACAGACGAAGCCGGATCTCGCGTCTGAATCACGAAAGAGTACTTGGTGCCATCAGCAGAAACATTAAGCCGCGACTGTTCGTACATTTGAGGTATACCAACAGTCAGCCCCGAATCAATTCCAAACGTCCATGCAATAGCACCATTCAGGAACAAAGTAACCCGCCCCGTCCTGATAGAATCTGCTGGATTTTCGGAAAGCCACACTACCAATGAGTACACAGAATCGCTCCCTGCATACACGAAGTCCATAAATACTGGAAGCAAAAGAGGGTAAGGGTCCAGGAAGAAACCCGGAGTGGTCACATCCAAGTTCTGCCGAAAAGAGATGTCCCCGGTCGTCAGCGAAACAGATATAACCCACTGCTCAAACCCCACATTATTGCTATCCGCCTCTAGCAACACAGAGTGCATGTCTGGAGCGATGTGGTAGCTACGGACGTTAGAATTGAATGCGGTAGCAAAAGGCAGTACCACAAACTCGAAAGGGTCCACGTGCCCTGACACATAATTGGAAACCCCAGCAATAAACGTAGTACGGTATTGTTCAGTGATGCTCATTACTCCAGCTACTTCAGCTATCGCCACGCGAATAATTACCGGAGTCCCGTTCAATACGATGACTGCTTCTGTACCGTCATTGGAGAAAAAAGTATTGACGGCTTGCGCCCCGATAAAAGTCCCCGTGTACAAATAGGAGTACTCCGCCACGATCACATCTTTGGACATTACCCTCATTACATAGGGAGTTACACTCGGATTTGCAATAGTCCCGCTTGTAAACTCAAAAAGCCGTGTGGCATCTTGATTCACGAAGGAGCCTGCCTGTGCAAGAATACTAGCAGGAGGCGCAGCGGAATCGTACGTTATGTCGCGCAACGTATCAACTACGCCTCCGGAAAAAGCGAGTACCCGCGCCAGCAGGCGTACTATAGTGCCTGATACGGCGGTGGTTGTGTACGTCCAAACGGCAGCAGGGTCGATAGGAATCTCAGGAGAAATCAGCCGCTCGGGGGGCGCAAGCGCGGGGGCGCGCAAGGGGGGTTCTATCTGGATAGTGTCCTGCCCGAACACAGACTGAACCTGTATGATCGTACCATCAGGCAACGCAATCTGTCGTGAAAGAACCTGTAACCCGGCAAACGCCATCCGGTTCTTCAAGATGCCTAATTGCACACGCGCCAAACCTGTATAGTCGGTCGCTGCTTCTAAATCTCCTTCAGCCCGCTTCCTGATAGGTCCGGTTTCACGCATGATTCCCGCTAACACGCCGCCGCAACACGGTTGGCTTGAACTCCAGCATATCAATATCGAACCCCGCTCCGTTTATGTTCTGAATCTCGAACTGGAAATACTGAGCCTCGACACCTTTTCCCAGGCGCACAAAATTACCGTGAAACCCGGTCTTGCCTGTGGCTTGCATGCGGTAATCTCGCACCTGCGTACCGTCCGTCGTTAGCCGCAACAACAGATTGCCGCTAGTACGATACCCAACGTACAAACGATCGACTTTCTTCAAGTGCAAAGTATTGAAGTCAAATACGGCCCCACGAAATGCCGCATCTATGTTGACACCGGCATCGGTTTCCGCACCATCCAATACGTATAGCCCGGTATCTGACGCCGCCAAATACGCACCATTAAACCTGCCGAAACTGTTAAATCGGAAGTTGCTATATGTCGTCAACCCCTGCGCTTCTGTATGCATCACAACGGCTGTGCAGTTCGCCCCCATGCCAGGGCCACCAAAGCCCACTGGTTGTATTGGGTATAGAGTTACTTCGCTGACCCCGTTATTAGAGGGGTATCCAAAACCGGAAGCAAGGACAGCAAGTAGCGTCTGTGCAGAAACTCCAAGTATTGAAGTACTGCCCGCTCCAGAAGCAATTTTACGAAGCAGCGTCTGCGCAGAAACCCCGTCGAACGCTCCTTGCCCCCGAGCAATAATACTCGGCAGCAGAACTGAAGGACTGAACGCGCCGTCAGTTACTACCCCTACAACCCCTGTACCGGCAGCAACGATATAGGGAAAGGGTACTGCTACTCCTTCCCCTGCCTGGCCCGCCGCAACGATTGCCATGCGGGAAACAGCCGCTGTTCCAGTTCGCGCAGCGGTTGTGGGTGCCGTTATAAACGGCAGGGTTAGTACAGAATCTGCAGCCACCAGCTACTCCCTTACGCAGTAGGCAGAGTACGCGACCACGAGGAGATGGTTGTAGTTGCTGCCGCCACAATAGCTGTAGACGACAGATTCAGTTCTGCACCGCTGGTGGATATTGCTCCATCTTCGCGGCTGAACACCAAGTTAGTATCTACCGCCCCTGCGTCTGTCACACTGCCGTAAGCACGGTACCAGCCCGCAGTACCCGATGCGGCATTTACGCCGCTCCAGACTTGCGATGCGAGTTTAGAGATCACGCCCGCCGCCGCATAGCCGTACTTCACCCCGTTAACCGAAGCAACACCACCCGCCATGTTGGCATCTGTCTTGGTGATCGTAGTAACGGTAGATGCTACAACGAAAGTGTTGGGAGCAACGCCCGTACCCGGTAGCGCAGTAATCGTAATAACCGCGCCCGCCGAAGTCGCCACATATTCGGTCGTGCCCTTGAAGTTATTGATCTGCGCGGCAACATCCGCCGCCGTCTGCGTCAGGGAAGTATTGTAAGCAACTGCCCCACCAAGAACGTCAATACCATTAACCGTTATGGTATTGACTGAACCTGCAGCTCCGCCTGTCAGCGTCACTGTACCGGACGACAGCACTTCATACGTGATGGCCCCCGAGTTGTTAGTGATCGTGCAGAGCAGTGTGCCTGTTACAGCCGCATCCGCACTGGCAGGCTGCGCTCCAGTGTAGATCTCGATGCGACCGTTATGAAACGCATCCTTGAAGGAGCCGATGCCAGCCATGAAGTTGCGAACGTACGTGCTATAGCGAAGTGCCATGATCGTCTCCTAATAAGTAGAAAGTAAAATAAGGCGGTTCGGACCAGGCTGGAAGATGGCTGCACCCTCTCCAGCCGCAGTAAATCCGTACTTAGTCCGCGTAATGTTCTTTATTTCCATTTGGGGCATTCCCACGCAAACACCTTCTGTCGTAAGCCATACCGGCAGATCTCGTGCCCCGGTAGCATTATCCGCAAACAAAGAACCGTCTACGTATTCTACTGCCCCCAAGATGGCCCCGTAACGTGTCTTAGGCACATAATGGAAGTCCTCGGCCATCGAACCTACTAAAATCCCGCAAGACTGATCTGTACCAACAAAAAAACCGCTATTCCGCCCACTATCGTACTGTTCCTTATCCTCCATAGAGGCAAGCAAAGTAATACGCCCTTGGAGCTGCAGGTAGTTTCGTAAATCGAACAGCTCGTACGCGTGGGGTTCGGACCAGTATAGCGTGTCCCCTACTCCAACAAACATACGGCTGCGATAGTACGCGACAATATGCCCTTTGGGGGGCGGGGAAAGCCACTGAGTTTTCAGATCGTACGTCAGCTCCAAGGTGTCGCCGAAATACGTAGTACTGGAAACAGCGTTGTCCACAGACCCCGCGAGGAACAGAAGATCCCCGTTAGGCGGGCTGACATAAAGATTCTGTTTTACTACAGTCGGATCAGACGATGCAGCTAACCCGAATACCAACGCGCCCCCAAGGGGTACGGTCACGTATGCAGCAAGCCCTGCACCAGACTCCTGTCCGTCGTTACGTGTGTATGTAGTTACATACTGATACTTGCCGGCTGGCAGACTCCCGCTCCCCACGGTGACACTTGGCAGCGGGGGGACTGTCAAACCCCAAGAACGAACTACACCATTTTCGTAAATACCTGTCTGCGCACCATTACCAAAGTAGACACGATCCCCAACCTGCGTGTACCACATGCGCAGGCCAATAGTAAGTCCGGTCGCAATGGCGGTACCAGCGTAGTTGGTGCCCATGCGGTATAGCGTACTCCCTTGTACGTACAACCCAAGCAGCCCACTGGTTGATGTCCATAAAGAATGGGTGGCGGTAGCAGAAATCAAAGTGCGCCCTCCTCGGCGCGAGACTCGCCCTGAGTTGTCGATGTCTACATTAACGGCAAGCTCCAGATCCGCGAGATCGAAACGCTCTGCGGTGCGATCGTTACGCAGCCCCGAAAAGGCTTTGAACGACACTACATCCTGGTCGCGTTCTTGGGCGGGATTTGCCATCTACCGCTCCCAAGAAAAACCCGCCATACCAAAGCGGTAGTTCACATTGGTAAATATCTTCCGCTTCGTTTCTGTTATAGCGTTCTTCACGGCGAGATCAAAAGCTGTCTTGTGTTTATCCGCCGTGGTTGCAGCCCCGGCATCAGCGTCGAACCCACTTAACGCCCGGTATGCGGCCCAATGCAAAGGGTCCAACTCGTAATCCTCGGGGATCTCGGTTTCATCATTCAGCGCATCTATAGTGTAATCACAATTCGGCAACCGAATCACGCGCATGTAAATAATCTTCCCGTTCGATGCGGCGTCCGGCAACGGGTACGTGCTGTACGTGACGCCCCCCTGGCGGTTGTACACCAATGTCTCGTCCGTGTAATACGCGATCGGCGGGCCGGGGGTCACGTTGAAGTTCGCCGTAGGGTCGAACGTTAACAACTCTGGCGGGGTGATATTCAGCAGGGGGCCGTGCCCGCTACGTTGCAGATCCCACGTATTGGTGTCGAAGCGAGCGGAGAGTACACTCAATACTGTCGGGTGCAAGGGGTATGTTTGTACGCCTGTACGCAACTGAATCTGGCAAATTTCTGGCGTGGTCGAGTCATGAATCAGCAGTGTTTGGCGAGCGAAGCGACGTTCCCCATCTTTGATATACCGCAGAAGAGAATCGTCGCTCCAAAACGAATCAGAATCCCCGGCTACTAGATCGCTACGATCACGCAGCAGGTTATTCCGAAGTTCGTCTAGTTTCTCGCCAAGATTCATGCCGGACGAGACGTAGTGATCACACGATACGGGAAGCGAAGCCGATCGCGGTAGTGCGTCACGCGTTTACCGCTATCGACAACAGGCACGGACATTACAGCGGAGTCCAGAATGTTAACAATGGACATCGGTACGTCGGCTTCCTCACCTGGGCGAAGCACATACCCCTTGCCTTGTGCACCGAAGAACTGCCCGGTCGGGGGAATGCCGTCATTCTCTTCAAGCAAGATACGCACGCGCCGTTCTCCCACTACTGGCAAATCACCCGGCGCTTCGTCGGCATCCGTGTTCAGGTTTGATGCGAGTTTATCTATTGCTGTGCTCATGGGGCTACTCCTCGGTTGATGCCTGCTTAAACCCTTCCGTATATTCGGTGTCCGCGTCAGGCGGCGGCTTCAAAGAATCCAGATGTTCACTGATAAATGCTACCACTTCGGCTGCAGTGGTGAATGCGTATCCTTTCCACGGAGACTCGTAGGACGACTTCGGCTTTTGGTTGGCTGCCATGATCTTTGGATCACAGATCTCGACCTCATACCCATTTTCGAGTTTCTCAACCCGCAACACATCTTCGCCGCCGCCCATAGAAAGTACTCCTGATGACATGGCGAGCAGAAGGGGCCGAAGCCCCTTCTATTCTTGGCTGAATTAGCCGATTGCCAGTACGGAAAACTGCTTGCTCGCCACCATCAAAGCGGCAGGCACCGAGAAGCCCATCACATACTGGATGCCTCCGGTAGCAGGCTTCAGTACGAGCGTATTGTCCGGCATGATGACAGACAGGGCGACGGATACGGCTGTGTTGTTTTCGAGCGTGATGCCGCCCGAAGAAACCAACGTCATCGTGCCGGCAGCGACATGATGCAGAGCCGCATCTGCTGCTTGCCCCGCAAAGTATTCATCGACGATACGATCGGTCAGATTGGCGAACTTCACGAATCGCGGAACAAACCCGCAGTGAAGGTACGTTTTGACAGCAGCGGTCGCGTCCGTAGTGAACGTGAAACACACTGCGTTGGCGATTCCCATTGCTTGGGATACTGCATTTGCGCTCAAGGCCATGATAGTACTCCTGAATGAAAGGGGGGGATAAAGGCGGGGGTTACGCTGTAGCCGCTACTTCGGCACGAGCCATCCACGCATCGTTCAGGATCACTGCGGCCTGATACGCCTTCCAGCCCACGGTGCCGCGTTGCGCCAGCGGATCACCAGGAGCCGGTTTCGGATTGACAACCATCGGGGTCAAGGAGTCCTTGCCCTTCAGCGGCACGATGCCGTACGCATCCCGCCCAACGTACAGGATCGGGTACACATCCGACGAAGTACCGGTTGTGGAGCGCATCGTAACTCCGGACCCGGCCTTGGTCCCGCCGACATCTGTAAACGGCAGGAACACCGTCGAGGACAAGTAGCGAACGCGTTCGACGGCGCCGATTTCATTTTCCCACGGTGTGACGGTGCCGTATTGTTTCGTCGGAATGAAACCGGACATCTTGCGGATATCGGTTTCCAGATCCGGATGCACCAGGCCGATATACGCGGCTTCGATCGGCTCCGTACGAAAGTCCGGGGTCGATTTCACGATTTGGGTGATGAACTTGGCATTCTGGCGGTTCAGCCCTGTCGTCACTTGACGCTGCAAGTCCAGCGAGATCGGGGTATTCACCGACGTACGCACGCCGCCGTTGGACCAGAACACATTGGTACCGGCTTTCAAGACATTGAAGCGAATGGCTTCGATGGTTTGCGCTGCCTGCTCGCCGAGTACTTCCGTCATCTGCTGGAGCACGCGATCTTCGTGGGTGTCCATGATGACATCGGTGATCGTTGCGAAGTCGCCGTACTGCGCAAGCGTAACGGTGTAGTCCTGGTTGGTCAAGCTGCGACCGGCAGGGGTCACACCTTCAGCCAGTGGTGCGAGTGCCAGCGGGATACCCCAGGCGTTCGCGGCGTTACCGTCGGCGGCACCGCCCGTCGAGCCCGTCAGAAAGTAACGACGGAACTTGGCGACTTTGGTGGAATTCGAGGGGATGGGATATGTCTGACCGAATTTCTCGATCACCAGATACGGCATTCCCCGCTTCAGCAGTTGGGTGACAGCATAAGCGGCGGTACGGGGCGAGATGTCGCCATATTGTGTTACTGCGGCCATGATAGTACTCCTTGGAAAGTAAAGTTGACCTGAGTCTGGTTTGCTTTACACGGAATCCACTGCCCGGCTTTTTTCGGCGTGTGACTGCATGTGCGACAGCTTGCGTGGGACAGATTCTACTTCTATGCAACTACCGAAGCAAGTATCGACGGATTGAAGCTGCTGATCCCGTTGACATACACAACGTTCGGTACGACACCAACATCGTCCAGGGGTGTCGTGCCCCCGACAAAGTTACCAGCGCCGGTCGGATTGACAATGATCATGCCCATCCACGCTTTGTTGGTTGGAAATGTGGGGAAAACAACGGCACCGATCGTC